ATTGATATATATAGCTTTTATTTTAATTCCATATTCTTTTGCTTTTTTATTTAATGGGAGAGGCCAGAAAGTATTTCTTATAATAATAAATATAATGATTTATAAAATACCGTTGCGTTTAAAACGTAACGGTTAAATCCAAAAAATAAAATAACAAAGGAGATTGATAAAAATATGAAAACTAAAGAATTTTTAGAAAAACTAAATATGAAAGAAATGATAAGTACACAAATTAATAGTTGGGAATTAATGTTGAAAAAGAAAGGATTAAAAGACAAAACTATAGAAAGAAAGTTAAATAATTTAATATATTTTTATATGCACTTAACAACATTAAGGAAAGATAAAGAAAGAATAAAAATAGACAATATAAGTAATATAGCTTTTGAATATGTAAGAGATGGTTATTTTAGTGAGGATAATATTGACAATGAAGGTTGCTATGGTTATAGAAGAAACATTTATTGTAACCTTAGAGAAGGATTTAATTTCATATATCAAGGATATTTTAAAAATAAAATAGAAGTTATTAACGATTTAACTGAAGATCAAAAAGAAGTCTTAGAAGATGTAAGCAAAAATAAATGGTTTAATGTTGTTGGAATAAAAGATGATAAAGAAACAATTCAAACTAAAATAATAGAAGAATTAGGTTTAAAAGTATATTTTGATGAAAATAATAAACCTTATGTATTTTCACATGAAACAGCCGAATTAATTAAAAAGGGGGCAAGTGAATTTAATAGAGGTATTAAAAATTTAGTCAACAATATACATCAATGCAATTTTGCACCCATGTCTGAAACCACTGATTTTACTATGTTTGAGGATTTTTATGA